TTTAGATGGTTCGTTTGTTGTACTTATTAAAGCACCGTTTTCGTATAATTTAAAATCTGTATTGTCATAAGTACAAGCGTAATGTTTCCAAGTGCCTGTTGTTATAGTATTTGTAGATTGAACTAACACACTGGTACTATCTGAAGATGACCATCTAAAAGTCATTTTATTATTTTGTGTATCTGCTCTAAATCCTAAAGTAGAATAATGATTTAATAAAGTATCGTTTAAAGCAACAGTATTAAACTTAGCCCAAAATGAAACAGTAAACGTATTAACACTAGCTAAAGAATTAAAATTACTACAAGTTATATAATCATCTACCCCATCAAACTCAAAGCTATAATTTGAAAGTTTATCTTTGTTACTATTTTGAGGCTCTAACCATTGAGGGCTTTTCCAAGAACCGTTGTCCCCGTTGCGATACCACGCAGTTGGGTTTAATGAAGCTAAATCTGCTGGAACTCCTGAATTATAAATTGTAGTTACATCTGAAGTTGTTAAAACACTATACCAATAAGCACATTCGTCTATATTACCCTGAAAATAATAACCTGCATCAAAACCATTCCATCCAATAGCCAGTTGATAATTAGTATTCCAAACCCCAATAGTAACTGTTAATTCTGGTGTAGTGTTTCCATCTACATAGGCTTTTACTTCCTTTGAAGTGTAATCATAAGTAAATATAATATTATGCCAATCACCATCATTTAGTTTTGTAGTTCCATAAGAATTAAAAACCCTTACTACGGCATCGTTGGGAGTTGCAAATTCGCTTCCTATTCTACCTAAAGTATAGTTTGTTCCCCCCGCGTTATTTCTTCCACCAAAAGCACAACGGCTCTCTGTATATGCAAAAGTTTCAGTTGTTTTAATCCAACAAGAAACACTAACATTATTAGTGCCAGTATTACTTACAGCTATATCTATTCTATCATCTACACCATCAAAAGCCATAGACTTGGTAGAGCTAAAAGCTGGTGGTGTGGGTGTACAACCAGCTACATCTTTATAGATACCACCCCAGCCAATAGTATTATCACAAACACCGTCACCCCACCAAGAACTGTTATATATTTCATTTGCCATTTTCTATCTTTTTTATAATACCCATCCTCCAAAGTCTGCTGTATAATCAGGGCTAACATCATCATTACTATTACTTGTGTATTCAGGGAAGGTTGTTTGATTAAAACTCATATAATCAATAAATCTTCTAGTGTAATGTTGTGCTGTATCTCTAGCTTTTTCAATTAAGCTATCTACTCTATCTTTATCTAATACTGTACTATTCTCAGGTTGTGTTGAAAATATACCACTATTAGTAATGTTAATTCCAGCATAAGGTAAATACTCCACCATTGCCCAATAAATAAGCATATCTTTACAGTAATCTTTTACTAAATTATAGTAATCAGGATTATCAACTAAAGTAAGTGTACCAGCAGTAATTAAAGTTTCTATCTTTTTATATAAATCAGTGCCTAAATAATTCTGCATATGTATATCTTGAGCTATGCGAATATAAGGAAGAAACTTATCTGCATCTAAGTTCCCGTTAGCACTTGTAAAAGTTACTAAATCCTGTCGTGTTATGAAGAGTGCTTTTGCCATTATCTTATATTATTTTCCTTGTGGGTTTCCGGGTAGAAAACCTTTGTTTGGTAAGTTTCTAGGCTGTACTGAAACTTGATAATCATTTTTAACTTTATAGCCTTTAATCTCAGCGGCTCTAGTTCCTATAATATCTTTAGATGTTTTAGTATTTATCTTAGCTTGTTTGCTTCTAAATGTAACTCTTCGCCAAGAATGATGACAATTNCCNCCGCCTTTGAACTTCCAGATACTGTAATTGTTAGTGCCTTTAGGACCCCAACCTTCATTAACTACATTCTGCTCCATTCTTACTATGTCTTCTTTTCTGTATAGCTTGTTAGCTTTTACCATTGCTTGACAAAATGCTCTTGAGCTGTTTGTTTTGCCGCCAGCATTGCTTTTAGGATAGTAGTAGTATCTAACTTTAAAATAGAAATCGTTTATTTCTTTGTCTTGTTTACTTTTAGCGTTTGGAATAGCTTTTCCTGTAGATACTAAATTAGTTTTTTTACTTAATTTAAGTTCTTTAGCGTTTAAATCAGTAATTATATCATCATAAAAGCTTTCGTTTTCGTAGTCTACATCTATCTCATCTATTGCTTCCCAAAGCTCAGCATCTACATCTTCACCTAGCTCTATTAATGCTTGTGCAACCTCGTAATCTTTCTCTTGTGTTTGACTAAAACAGCACTTTTTACTATCTAAATTTAATTGACTTCTGTACTCATCAATAATAGTAGTTTCATCTTCTTGCTTAATACCTGTTTCTTCTTCTATTGTTTCATTATCTAGCTCATCGTCTATTTCCATAAACTCAAGAGGCTCAATAGTAGTAAAATATAAGTTTAAGCTAATGTTATTAACTGCAAACAGCTCATCTAAAGCATCGATAATTAAATCTTGATAAGGCTTTATAACTACATTATTAAATAATAAACTAGCGTTTTTAATTTCATCAGCATTAGAACCAAGACCACCGTTTCCATCTCTCAAGCCTAACAATAAAGGACTAGTAACTCTATGTGTTAGCATTATCTTTCTTTGACATTCACTACTAAGATACTCATAGTGAGCAGGAGCATCATTCAAAGGTACGTCATCAATAGTAGTTTTACTTTCTTGGTTGTTGTTGAAAGCAATTATTACTTTTTCTCCGTAGCTACCTGTTAATTTAGATAGAACTTGATTTTTAATTTGGTCTTGTTTCTCTCTGTCAGGTACGCCATTATTAAAATTCACAATTTTGGTGCCTGAAAATGAGCTTTGAGCATCATTGATTAAGTAGTCTGCTATCTCTTTTTCTAACGTTGCGTAGCTTGTTTGATAATCCGCAGGACTATAGTAAAAATAGCCTGTTACATATCTTCTAACAATAAAAATTTCATTCTTTGCACCACTACCAAAAACAGGAAACTTCTTTAATACTGTGCTTTTGTTTACTTTGCTCCAGTCTGAGCTGTATAAGTAGTTTTTAATTTCTCCATCTTCACCACATTTTTCTGCTCTTAGCGTTTCTCTAGGGAAGTGTGTAATACTAGCAATTTGATTGCCTTTATAAGTAACTTGAAAACTACCTTCGCCTAGTAGCTTTAAATCTTGACAAACCCTTCTTAAATCTTTTTTCTTTAATAGCTTCTTCATCTGTGCGTACTGCTCAGGCTTTCTATTGCTGTCTGTAGCATCTAAGCCTTTACCGTAGATTTGATTAACAACACCATTAATAACAGCGTTATTAGTCGTAGAGTCCATAAAAGCATCTATTAAGCACTGGTAATAATCGTTGTTATCACCTATACTTACCCATTGCTGATTCTTTTCTTCAGTAATAGTAGGTCTTTCGTAGCTATTAAGTTGTATTAAATGTATATTATCCATTATGCAAAAATATATTCATTATCACCAGTTGAGCTTTCAGTATAAACATTGTTGCTTATATTAAAAGTGCTTACTGTTTGGTCTGTTGCAAATATCTTACCTCTAAATATTAATGTATTATCGGTAGTGTTTTTAATCTCGAAAGTGTAAAAATTAGCTTCTGTAAGAGCTTGTGTCGTGCTATAAGTGTAGTAATAGTCTAAAGCTGTTAAAGTTGCGTTAGAATCAGTAAAAATATCTTTATTTTGTTCTTCTGATTTTATCACTAGTGAATAGGTTTTACTGCCAGAGATTTCTTCTCTAGTTGTAAAGTTAATAATTCTAGTCCCACTTGTTGAAATTACCTGCATCTTTTTTTTAAAATAAAAAAGGGAAGGCTATTTTTGCAACCTTCCCCTTCCAAACTAAACATATATATTGAATCACACTAAACTATGAATTTGTGCCTTGTACTATTGTGAATGTTCCAGCCATTCCAGCAAAAGGGTCTCCAGCTACAGCACTCTCTATAAAGTTTGCAGGCATTTTTTCAGTGCCTACAAGAGTTAAAGAGTAACCGCTCAAATCCCCCATAGCCGCTCCAGTGGCAATACTGCCGCCTGTTACTTCACATCCGTAATCTACTCCACACATCATACAATTCCCATTATAGTCTTCTACGACAATATGAGGTCGTCCATATGAGAGTAATTTCACCTCTTTGTTATCTTCTTTGCTTAATTTTGGTAAAGATAAAGTAATAGTTTGTTCGAAAAAGGTAGTTCCATTTTCACGAGAGCTAGTAATAGCCTGTTCAAGTGAACTACTTCCTTTTACATCATATTGGTAAGCTGAAGCTGTTCCTGTCATATTAGAGATTTCATCTCCAGCATTAAAAGTAACAGTTCCTAGTTCGCCAAAATTAACAAAATAAACTTTAGTTATGCCGCCTAAGACATCTTTACACGGTACTTTCCTACCAATCGATAAATCACAAGCCATTTTTATTTATTTTTAAAGTTAATACTAAAGGAGAGCTTTTACACTCTCCTAGTTAATTATTATGCATAGATAACTACATCAGAAGTAATTCCGATTTGTACACCAGCAGTAAATCTCATTACTAATCTACAGTTTTGAGAACCATCTAAATCACCCATATCTAACAATTTCACTTCATTAAGGTCTGAAAGTAATCCAGTACCAAAGTAAAGGTTAGATTTTTGAGCAGCCATCATTGAATCATCAGGCAATCCTGAAGCGATAACAACTTTAACACCATCATAAGAAAGTGCTCCGTTGTTCCACCATTGAGTTCCTTGTGCATTAACACCAGCGGCACCTAAACCGTTAGCACCAAATCCACCTAAAGCTCTAACATAAAGCTTAGCCGCTTTTCTTGAAACGTAGATATGTAAATCTTCTTTTCCATAAACTGCACTTGGAATAGCATCTACTACTTTACCCATCTCATCAATGATATTAGCCGCAGTCAATGGTGAGCCTGATACTGCAACACATCCTGAACCACCAGCAGTAGCTAAATAGTAAAATCCGTCAAACTCTCCAGCATTTCCTGTTTGACCAGCCCAAATGTTATTCTCTGTTTTCTCAGCTACTAAGCCAGCCGCATGTCCGATAATGAAATCAGAAAAGTTAGGTGGTAAGTTATCATAAGCAGAATAACCCATTTGAATAGCTTCCCAGTCGCTTCTGAAGTCTTTTTTACAAAGCTCCATATTTACTTGAAATTCTTCAGGCTGAAGGATTCTTTCAGTTAATGTTAATGTACCTGTAGGAGTAAAATCACAAGTAGCATCTTTAATTACATTGGCATCTGTTGCCGCTTTTTTCAAAACCTCTTTATACTTTATATTAGGTTTTACAGTTATTAAACCGTTTTCAATTGTTGACCCACTCAATAATGCCGCCGATATGTATTTTCCAGCAAATTGACCAGCATATGTTGAGGTGATTGATGTTGTTGTCGCCATTTTTTTCTTTTTTTAATTAATTAATTATTAGCTATTTTACTAAACACTCTATCTCTAGTTGTTTCAGTTCTTTTTTGTCCAAATAAAATCTTGTTCAGTTTCTTTTCTTCTGACTCAGGATTGTGTTTAATTGGCTCTACTGCTTCTTCTTTAGTAGCAGATAATTCAGTAACTTCTTCAACTACCTTATCTTCTTTTACTTCTTCTGTAGATAGTTCAGTGTTTTCTTTTTTAATTTCTTCTTTTACTTCTTCAGATGCTTCAACTTCTGTATCACCGCCTTCTTTATCTTCTTTAAGTTTAGCTACCGCAATCTCAAGATTTTTGATTCTCTTTTCCATACCAGCCCAATCTTCAACTACTGCTTCATCATCTTCAGCAAGTTCTTCTTTTGCTTCTACTTCTTCTTTTTCTTCTGCTGGTACATCATCAGATACTTCACGAACATCAGCTATTAAGCCTTCTTCTTTTACAACTAATACACGAGAATCTTCAAGAATGTATTCTCCTACTGGTAGTGCAATTTGTTCGTCATCTGATTTAATAAAGACTGCTTCGCCTTCTTTAAATTCTTCTGCTACTAATATAGTACCATTTTCTAGCTTTTCNTCAGCGAGTTTTACAGTTTCATCTGCTAATTCTACACCTACTATGCCTTTAATTTTGTTTATAATTTCTGTTGCTTTCATATTATTATATATAATTCTATACTATTAATGTAAAAAAAACAGCAAAGTGTTATACCCAGAACTGATTTAACAGGTAAAAACAAAAAAAACAAAAAAAAATTAGTATGTTTTGTAATTTGTATTGTAAATATATTTATATTAGCTTATAATTTAAAACTAAAGAAAATGACAAATTCAAAACCAACACCTAAAAACATTGATAATTTAATTAACAATGCTAAAATAAAAGGAATTAACCCTACTGATATAATTACAAAAATAACAATAGAAAATAAAGCAGATAAATTTATAAAATCTAAAGCTGATTTTTTAACACACCAACAGAAGAAAAATTTAAAAAAGGTTTTAGTTGACTTTCAAAAATTTCAAGGAGAAGATTTCTAAATAATTAAAAACTAACCAAGCAAGAGCCACTTTTTACAGTGGCTTTTTTTATGCTCTAGTTTTGCCTATTCCTTGTGCTCCAATACTACCATCACAGCACTTAGTACTATATTTTTTGCCATCTTTACACAAACAACCTCTTCTACTACCTTTAGGCGAAGTCCTACTAGGTATGTGTGTTTTTGTATTTCTTTTAGTTTTCATCTTCTAGCTTTTTTAATAAGTCTTTTATTTGCTCTAGCTTTTCTTCACTAACAGTATCTTTACTTGCATCTAGCTTAGCCTTATCAGCGAAATACCCTTCTATGCTGAAGCCTTTAACTTTACCACTTTTCACAAAATCGTTCCAAATCTCATCATTGTTAACTTTCATTGAAATCATCCAAGTTCCTGTAGGCACATCTAAACCATATAAAGCAGATTTATCTTTTTCTTTATCTTCTACTATCCAGCTCTCAACTACTGTTAAATCATTAATTGCTAGTTTGTGTTCTAGTGTTGCGTTGTTTTGATTGCCATTCTTAAAGAATAACTCACTAGCTTTACGAACTGTTTCAGAACTGAAATAAACATAATACTCTGCTTCTTCTTGCTTTCTATAAATAGGCTTGTTAGGTATTAGAGCCGCACCCATTAAGATTTTCTTTTCTCCGTCTACTTTAGCTAGTTGTATTTCTTGACTTTTAAGAGTTATAAAATCACTCTGTATAGCTGGTGATTCTACGATACTCACCGCTTCGATGCCATTTACCTCATTTTCCTCATCTAGTAAAAGTTCTATTATTTGCATTTTATTTTCCATTGTTTTTTATTTTAAAGTGTTGCTGTATCTATAATATTATTATCTAATGCTTGTGCTGTTGTAACATCACCACTAACTACATACGCTTTAACTGGTGAGTTGTTGTTATCTCCTAATGCTGTTGCTACTTGATTAAAACCACTTTGACCTACTACGTTAAAATCAGGTGCTTGTGAGCTTATTCCTGTGCCACCACCTATGCCTGTAGGACTTGGTGTGCTTGGTGGTGAACTAGAGCCACCTTCAAACTTTTGCGAAGCTATAGAGGCGATAGTAGCCGCTCCTGAGATTGCCGCAAATGCAAGTGAGGCAATACCAGCAGGATTAGGTACTGGTCCAATAGCTA